AGAAACCACCACTATTCAAAAAACTATTTGCGGCTGGTTCTGTAGAAGAGGAGGCGTTGCAAACACTCATGGCAAAAAAGAAGACAGAGGATATGAGAGATCAGCTCAAGAATATTATTATGTTTTCCAGAGGTCATGGTGCTTGGGAGGAACTACTCAGAACAGAAGCAGACATTCGTAAGAAACGTCAGAAGATGATTTACGACCAAGAAGAAAGATGGAGAGTAATCTGGGAGTGGGTTGGAATAACAGTTCTCGTTGCTCTAGGAGTTGGGTTTATAGGTTTCCTCTTTTATCTTTATCTTTCCACCAGAGGTTATGTCTAAGTGTTAGATGTCATTGAGTACTTTCTTGAGTACTTTGATATGTACTATTACTTGTTTGTGCCTTGGGATTTCCACAACACAGCATGGGTCATTCTTGGACTCATATATTATCTACATAGATTGAACACACGATATGTCCTATCAGAAAAATCTCAAAACTCTTTCTACTATTCAGAAGATTAATATTTGTGCATGGGTAGTCATATACCTTACAATCTTTTCACAACCACTTCTTGCAGAAACAAAACAACCAGATAACATCATTCAGTGTTTCAGTTGTTTTCTCAAGAAGTTTTCAGATTGGACTTGGGATCAAGAGAAGAGATTAGGTAAACGTGAAGACCCTAAGTATGTAACCTGTAGAAGATTTAAAAGAGTTCAAGCAAGGAACGGACAACAAGTCTGTATCTATAAAGGTGCGAATAATACTTTCACATTAGTTGTCGAGGGCCAATGTCCAGCAGAGTATCGTTGCAAATATGACCCCAACGGAAAAGAACCAAACATAGATAGTGTGTTAGATTCTCTCAACGATAAGTTTAAATAAAACTCATAAATAACTCTGTAAGGGAGTCTATTTATGCAAAACTTTATGGGAATGGATGGTTTCGTCTGGTTTGTCGGAGTTGTAGAAGACAGAGATGACCCATCACAACTTGGTCGTGTGAGAGTTCGTTGTATGGGATATCACACAGAAGATAAAATAAAAATACCAACAGAAGATTTGCCTTGGGCTCATGTCATGCATCCTGTGACAGACCCATCTAATAGTGGTATGGGTAATACACCATCATTCATGATAGAGGGAACACACGTTATTGGTTTCTTCATGGATGCAGAGGACAAACAACAACCTGTAATCATAGGAACACTGCCTGGAGTTCCAGAAGAATTAGGTGACCCAAACAAAGGTTTCAATGACCCTAATCGTAGAAGTTCCGACCCATCTAAATCAGATTATAATGTTTCCGTATATCCTAGAACTGCTGGAGAGGCAGACACAAATAGACTCGCAAGGAACTTTGAAGTAAGAGATACTATCGTGGGTGACAAGAGAGCCCAAAGACTAGAGGGTATACGTTCTGCTGATGGAACTGTTTTTGATGAACCAGAAACAACTTATAATGCAAGTTATCCTAAGAACCATGTATTCGAGTCTGAGTCTGGTCATGTGGTTGAGTATGACGATACGCCAGGCAGACAAAGATTTCACCAGTATGCAAGTTCTGGAACTTTCACAGAAGTAGATGCAATCGGTAACAGAACTGACAAAGTACAAAACAACAATTACAGAATAACAAAGTCAAGTCTATTTGAGTTCATACAAAACGATATGCACTTAACCATAGACGGAACACTTAACATCAAATGTACTAATCTGAACATAGAAGTAGAAGATGATGTCACAGAGGATATCGGTAGAAATAGAACAACTAGGATTGAGGGTACTGAGGCACTTGATATAAATGGTGAGGTACTAGAAACATTCAATGACAAATACACCAGAAGTATTCATGGTGCAGTGGATGAGAGATATGGTGATAAGATAGATAGGTATCATTCTGGTATTGTCACTAATAATCATGAGGCGAACTTATTACACTTTGTTAAGGGTGGTGATACAGAGTTTCATGTAACGAGGTCTGATGATGTTGGTGGTGCATTTGATATCTTCACTACCACAACTGTAAATATAGATACTGCATCTTTTGATGTTGATGCATCTACAGTCGCAGCTATAACTTCTGCAACCACAACTATCAATGGTTCAACTGCATCTAACATAAGAGGTGCGACTGTAGGTATCAATGGTACGACTGTAGACATTGATGCAACAACGTATAATCTAAATGCAACCAGTTCTAATCTTGTTTCAGTTACCGCTGGTGCAGCCGTTCCACATTTAACAGACCCATCTATTACATCGCCTGGTTCTGCATCTGTTACAGACCCAACTGAACCAGAAGAAGAAGACCCAATCGAAGTTCTTCTCCCAGAGATACTTACATCTGAACCTAAGTCATCACTTGTTGAGGGTGTTGGTGAAGATGGCCCACAGGGAGAAGATGCAGATGGTAATCCTGTAAATCTTGCACCTAGATCTGGTAGAAGTGAGGGTGGAGTTGCAGTGGGTGGTTCATCTCCTGCTGGTGGTGGAGATGCAGATGCAGTCATATCACCTCCAGGCGATTGTACTAGACCAGAACTAGGTTCTCAGTCTGCAAGGTTTGAGTCTAATGGAAACCCAGCCGCAATCAATACAAAATCATACAAAGATGATTTAGGTGGTTGGTCTTATGGTTCTTATCAGATTGCGACAAAGGTTGGTGCAATGAATAAGTTCTTAACATTTCTTGGAACTGATTCTAATGGTTTCTCTGACTTTTCAAAAGCACTTGAACAATCAGGAGGTAATGTTGGTGCAACCAGAGGTGCATCAAGTTTTAGAAACAAGTGGGTAGAACTTGCAACTAATGAAACTACTGCAACCAGATTCCAAAAAGCACAACATGATTACATACAAAGAAAGTATCATGACGTTGCAGTTCGAAAGATAAAGGGAAGCACAGGAATAGACATATGTGATGGTACGCACAGTAACGGATTACAAGATACTATATGGAGTACAGCAGTTCAGTATGGTGCTGGTGGTTGTCACACTATAGTCAAAGAGGCAGTTAGAAACTTAAAGGGACGAGGAAAGACAGAACCTACTGATGAAGAATTAATTAATGAGATACATGATATAAAAATTAATAGTATACCCACAAGATTTAAATCTAGTCCAAACTTACATGGTGGATTACGAAAAAGATTTGTTGCAGAGAGAAAAATTGCACTTGCAAATAATATTGCACCTGTACAAGTTGCATCTCTTGGTAGTGGATCGAGTCAAGTGGTATAAATAATATAAATTAGGAGTCTATAATGGCAGTGTATGATGCACAATCGAATAATACTGCGAGAGGTACAAGACAGTATAGAGATTTGGATTTATTTTTTGGAAAGAAAACGTCCAATAGTGATATTCAAACTATAACTGATGTACAGGCAGTCAAGAGGTCTATCCGTAACCTTGTGCAACTCAATACCTATGAGAAGTTTTTTCACCCAGAAATCGCTGGTGGTGTAAGAGAAATGTTGTTTGAACCAATGTCGCCAATCACAGCAGTAACTATTGCAAGAAAGATTGAGGACGTAATTGAAAATTTTGAACCTAGAGCCCGTCTGGTTTCAGTTCGTGCTTTACCAGACTTAGATCGTAATGCATATGAGGTATCAGTAGAATTTTATGTTGTTAATACTCCGACTGAATTAGTAGATATGTCAGTCATGTTAGAAAGATTACGATAATGGCAGTAAACGATAGAAGATTAAATATTACAGAATTTGACTTTGATGATGTAAAGGATAATTTAAAAGTATTTCTAAAAGGACAATCAGAGTTTAAGGATTATGACTTTGAGGGTTCTGGTATGAATATCATGTTAGATATACTTGCATATAATACTCACTATCTTGGGTTTAATGCGAATATGCTCGCAAACGAAATGTTCCTTGATAGTGCATCACTTAGGTCAAGTGTTGTATCACACGCAAAGACTCTAGGATATGAAATACAATCTGCAAGAGCCCCTATCGCAACTGTCAATGTCGCATTGACAACCACAAGTTCATCTAAGACCATGCCCGCTGGAACTGCATTCTCTACGACAGTTGATGATGTAAGTTTCCAGTTTGTTACTTCTGAGGCGATAACTCA